GTCGATTCTAAGTCTCCACATGCAACCGTCTCATCGATCGCTGCTAAACCCATTTGTGGCTCTAGCATGGTAGCTTTGTTCTGTCTATAGGAACGTGAATTCTCATCTACATCAAAATAGTAATAGGCGGATGTAACATCAGTTGGATTTCTAAATTCGATATCATCCCCTGCGCACACAAACACATTCACCTTGATGTCATTATCCACATCAGAATTTGGGGTAGTTAAGTTATTCAACACGTACACGCGAAGTAAGCCATTGGCTTTCGATAATGGTACTGCTGATGCTCCCGGAGATGGATTTGTCTTAAAATGCTTATCAAATGGCACATAAGTCTTCCCATCTATAAATGATCCAGGTACCACTGTTCGCAGAAATGGCTCCTGCGAACCCCATCCTACTTCTACTGTGAAATCTTTCTCTTCTGCAATATCTAGGATGTGGGTATAGTTCGTATTGAACTCATCAGTCTGAAATCCATGTGGATCATAAACTACCTTTATTCTTCCTTTGTGGAAATTGGATGCAACAACTTGAAACCTATATTTCATTGAACCACGCCAATGTGTAAATGGCGCTGATGCATAACCGCAAGCGGTAAAATGTATCTCATCTGGTCCTGGTTTCATCACATAGTCCCACATACATGGTGTGACCCATGTTTCGAACAATAGACTATCAGGTGCTTCCGAAATTCCCCATGGAAACTGCGTTAAATAACTTTCTCGTGTCGCTATTGACGTTATCTCCAATTCATCAGTACCATCAAGACCCACTACTCGTGGATCTATGGTCGCTTCTTGTTTAGAATCTACTGTCAATTTGGCACACGTATCTACTCCATCACACACAGCAAAAGTTCCAGCTGGTAGTGGTTTTACTATCTTAGTATCTTCCATAGTTGTTGGCTTACTATAACCCAGTGCCTTAGCGACTGTAGCGGTTGTTTTAGCAGCCATCTCCGTAGCTTTCATATACGGTCCTATGATCGGTACATTAGTTAGCTTACCACTAGCATCCGCAACCGCCGTTGCTGTTTGCGATATAAGTGGATTCTTCGCATATTCATCACTCTCACCAGAAACTTTACCCATCTGCGGCGATAGACCATCTGGTTCAGTGGATGTAGGCATGGACAAATGAACGTCTTCTGCCCAAGCGAACACGGATATTGTTACCTTATCACTAGCTCCATTGGCATGCTTTAATGATTGTAAAGTTCTCAATCTCAGAATCCCCATTTGCTGCCACTCACGGAGTGGAATGCTCAAAGCATTCTTTTTCCAGAAAAATGGTAAAATGAGATCTCCACCTTGAGACGTCGTTGGATCAAGGAAAATCTTTGGTCTCTGAGACGCTTGAATCATATCTTGCATAACCAAGCCTCTATCATATGTAAAATCATCCTCCCACGGTAATGGTAAATAGCTTAACATCGCTCGGCCATAATGGAAACCATTTCCATTAATTATGACTTTAACGTGCAATTTACACCGTAAAAGATTATAATTGGCTATTCTATTTTCTACTCTCTTGTTGTCAAAGAAGAGACTCCATGGGTCTATAGTCTCGTCTAAAGTTGTTCCGGTTCCCCACTCTCCTTTCCAAATTCTGACAGGCCGCGAAAAGAAATTCTGCAAGTCTGCATCATCATTATGTGCAACATCAAAAGTTGCATCTGGATTAGAAGGGACTGTGTAACTGTAGGCAGGACTTTGATCCTTAAATGTCACCATCTCACTCTTTGTCATTGTTTCTTGTTTATTTATAATTACATTAAATCTACTTGTGAGCTATTTATATATACAACGGTGAGTACTCCGCTCAGAGTATCTCCCGCGTTCATGTTTATTGTGATGGCCAATCACTCCCCTAAATAGGGGTGTTGCACGAGGGCAACACCTCTTATGTACAAAGCCTAACATATATTATAACTACATGAATTTACAAAATTGTTGGTTTCCATATATACACGTGACGTTTGCTTCGCCTTAGCTGTCAGCGTCACCTGACCTGTACTTCTCTTTCCATTCTTCGATCATATCATCGAACGTTTTGGACAACATAGTACAATTTGTTGTATAGTTGTGAATCTCAGCGACTTCTTGCATTTGCGATCTATGGGTTTC